ACGCAATACATTTAAATACGGCGATCAGTTTTTTATTAGAGATCCTGAAACACAGAAACTATTTCATGTTGATCCTAGTCAGATTACAAAAATCATTGTAAATGAATCAGAAGGCAAAAAACCAGAGCAGTATGTTGTAAAAAATCTAAACTTTGCATTTGGTGCATTGGAAGCAACACCATTAAACACACAAAACAGTTATGGACCAGGCGGAACTAACGGATATCAGCAAGTTCAAAGAGGAACTGGCGTAGGCAATAATCATACACCAAGTGGAAACACTAGTAGATTTGCACAAGAACACGACGAAACATACATTGATGCACAACATGTTTTGCATTTAAGTTTAAGTGAAGGGTTAGATCAAAACTATCCTTTTGGTAATAGTTTGCTTGAAAGTATTTTTAAAGTATACAAGCAAAAGGAGTTATTAGAAGATGCGATTATTATCTATCGTGTTCAACGTGCTCCTGAAAGAAGAGTATTCTACGTTGATGTGGGCAACATGCCTTCACACCTTGCTATGCAGTTTGTGGAACGTGTTAAAACTGAAATACATCAAAGACGTATCCCAAGTAAGACAGGTGGAGGTACAAATGTTATAGACAGTAGTTATAATCCACTGTCAATCAACGAAGATTACTTTTTCCCACAAACAGCTGAAGGACGTGGTTCAAAAGTTGAAACACTACCAGGCGGTACTAACTTAGGCGAGATTGATGATCTTAGATACTTTACTAACAAACTAGTACGCGGTCTGCGTATACCTAGTTCCTACTTGCCTACTGGCGCTGATGACGGTGCATCACAGTATAATGATGGACGAGTTGGCACAGCATACATTCAAGAGTTAAGATTTAACAAATATTGCGAACGTTTGCAAGATATGATGGCCGAAGATTTTAATAGTGAGTTTAAACTATTTTTGCAAAGTAAAGGTGCAAACATTGATTATGCAATGTTTGACTTACGATTAACACCGCCACAGAACTTTGCAGCATATAGACAAGCAGAACTAGACAACAATAGAATAAGCACATTTACAAGTATGGCAGCTGTTCCGTATATTTCAAATAGATTTGCACTTGAAAGATTCTTAGGATTAAGTGCAGAAGAAATAGCAGAGAACGAACGTTTATGGCGTGAAGAAAATGACGAAAACTTAACTGATCTTGTTACTGACGACATGGCAGGCGAAATGAGAGGAGCTGGATTAAGCGGCGCTGATCTTGCAGGCGACTTTGGCGGACTTGAAGACGAGTTAGGTGGAGATGAAGGCGGCATTGACGGCGGAACTGATACTGCACCCGAAACAAATACAGGAAACGAACTTGGCGGCGATGGTGCAGAACCAAATCCGGCACAAACGATATAAATACAATATGATACTTAGAGAACTATATTACTTCGACAGAGAAACAATGGAGCCTACTGAGGACAATACATACAATGCTGAAGATGACATCAGCATTGTTAAAGTTGATGACAATAGGAAAAGTAGATTATCTCTAAAAGATATTAATCGTGCCCGTAAAGCATCTGATACCCACACTGAACAAAAAGCCAAGGATCTTAATTATGTTAGACAAATGTACGGTCTAGCAGCACAAGCAGCCGCCGGCGGGATCTAATGTCAAATAAAATAGCTTTTGTACTTGGAAACGGTACTAGCCGTTCTGTAATCAACTTACATAACTTAAAAGCAAAAGGCACAACCTATGGTTGTAATGGATTGTATAGAGAATTTGTGCCAGATCATTTAGTATGTGTTGATACTAAAATGATTATCGAAATTAGCGAAACTGAATATCACCTAAAATATAATGTTCATTCAAACCGAAATAAACTAACGGAACGAACACCTAATATTAATATTATGAATCCAAACAAAGGATGGAGTAGTGGTCCAACAGCATTGCTACTAGCAAGTCAGCACGATCATAAAGAAATATATATACTAGGATTTGACTATGTAGGTTTAGGAAAAGATAATCAGCTAGTTAATAATATATATGCAGGTAGTAGGAACTATAAGAACGTTAACGACAGAGCAACGTATTATGGAAACTGGCAAAGACAAACAATGATGTGTATAAATCAGCATCCAAAGACTAAATACTACCGAGTACTAAGCTCAATAGAAGATTATATTCCGGATCATTTAAAGGATTTAAGTAATCTATCGCATATAACATATGAGGAATTTAATAAAATTCTTTAATAAAAAATAAAATGGGCCGTTTTGAGCCCATTTTCAGCGTATATTTTAAATAAAGTGTAAATATAATAGACAGCCTTGACAATAAAGGAGAATGACATGACTGATCGCAACAAGTTTGAAGAAATGCTTGAGCGTCTTGTAAATGAAGACAAAGAAGGTGCAGAAGCATTGTTCCACGAAATCGTAGTGGAAAAATCAAGAGATATTTATGAATCACTACTAGAAGATGAAGAAGTTGAAGAAACAACTGATGAAGAAGTAGATGAAGCAACTGATGAAGACCTAGATGAATCAGATGAAGACTTAGACGAGTCTGATGATGAAGACCTAGATGAATCAGATGAAGACCTAGAAGAAACAACTGATGAAGAAGTTGAAGAAGGTTTCTTTGGTGAAGGTGACCCAGCAGACGAGCTAGGCATGGACATCGAAATGCCAGGCGCAGACGATGCCGAAGGTGAAATGGACATGGACATGGGCGGCGATGACGCAGACATGGGCATGGGCGACGAAGAAGGTGACGTAGAAGATCGTGTTGCTGACTTAGAAGACGAGCTAGAAGCATTAAAAGCAGAATTTGAAGCCATGATGGGCGACGAAGAAGGCGAAGAAGGCGAAGAAGGCGGAATGGACATGGACATGGGCGGCGATGACGCAGACATGGATATGGGCGGCGAAGAAGAGCCAGAAGAAGAATCTTATGCATTTGAAGCAGACGAAGAAGTTGAAGAAGCTACTGACAAAGAAGTAGAAGAATCAAAAACTGCAAAGTCAGCAAGTGAAGTAATGCGTGAATATGCAGACAAAGTAGCACCAGCTAAAATGGGCGACAACGGCGCAAACGCAAAATCACCAACAGCAAAACCAAATAACATGGGCGGCACAAGTGCTAACATAGTTAAAGGTGGCGACGGCGGAACAGGCGGAACACAAGGTGGTCTAGCTGCTCCAACAGCAAAAGATATGAATACCAAGAACGTAAATGTTCCTGGTGCTAAAGGGGCGACAAAAATGTCAAACCAACCCGGCCATGGTGCCGAGAAGAAAGGTGCTGCACCTAACCAAGACGCAGGCGCAGGTTCACCTTTAAATGGCGCTCCAAAAAGAGCGAAGTAAGGACTGAAGTATGAATTTACTAAGCGAAAGTTTGAGTTTTGATCAAGCTAAAGTGATTGTTGAGTCTGCTAATGAGGGCAAGGATCTTTTTATGAAAGGTATTTGTATTCAAGGCGGAGTACGCAACGCAAATCAACGTGTATATCCCGTTAACGAAATTGGCAGGGCTGTCACCACGCTCAACGAGCAGATTAGCAATGGTTTTTCAGTACTAGGCGAAGTAGATCATCCAGAAGGACTTAATATAAACATTGACCGTGTAAGCCATATGATCACAGAAATGTGGATGGATGGCCCAAACGGTTACGGTAAACTTAAAATACTACCAACTCCGATGGGACAACTAGTTAAAACAATGCTTGAGGCAGGTGTTAAACTAGGTGTTTCATCGAGAGGTAGTGGTAATGTCAGCGAAAGTGGCAACGGAGAAGTTTCCGATTTTGAGATTATAACAGTAGATGTAGTTGCCCAGCCAAGTGCTCCGGGCGCCTACCCAACACCGATATACGAACATCTTATGAACAGCAAAGGTGGCTATAAGGCGTTCCTAACATCTAGGGAAGTACAAGGCGATAAACAGGCACAAAAATATTTAAAAGAGAGCTTATTAGATGTAATAAGCAAACTCCGCTAACTAGGAGAGGAGATCATATGTTAGACTCACTTAAATCACTCTTCGAAAACTCAGCACTATCGGAAGAAGTGCGTTCAGAACTAGAGGAAGCATGGAACGCTAAGGTTGAAGAAAATAAACTTCAAGCTACTGCGGAACTTCGCGAAGAATTTGCTAAAAAATATGCACATGACAAAACAACAATGGTGGAAGCCATTGATGCAATGTTGAGTGAAAAATTAGCAGAAGAAATTGCAGAGTTCCACGATGACCGCAAACAACTAGCAGAAGCAAAAGCTAAGTTTGCAGTTGCACAGCGTAAAAATGCCAATTTAATGAAATCATTTGTTAGTGAACAACTAGCAAAAGAAATCAAGGAACTACACGCAGATCAAAAAGTAACAAAGGATAAGTTTGTTGCTCTAGAAGAGTTTGTAGTTGAATCACTTGCAAAAGAACTTGCAGAGTTTTACGAAGATAAAAAAGATCTTGCCGAAACAAAAGTACGTTTAGTACGTGAAGGCAAAGCACACGTTAATAAAGTTAAATCAGACTTTATTAAGAAAAGTGCAGCATTAGTATCAGAAACAGTTGCTAAAGGACTTAAGAAAGAAATTTCAGCACTCAAAGAAGATATTGATCAAGCACGAGAAAATGATTTTGGCCGTAAGTTATTCGAAGCATTTGCTAACGAATATCAACACAGTTATTTGAACGAAAGTTCAGAGACATCAAAACTGCTTAAAGTTGTAGATACAAAAAACAAACAAATTGTAGAAGCACGTACAGCAGCGGCTAAAGCGATCAAACTTGCGGAAGCAAAGGCAATCGAGGTTAAAACAATCAACGAGTCAAATACCCGCAAAGATACTATTAATGCATTGGTTTCACCATTAAGTAAAGACCAACGTGACATTATGACAGACTTACTGGAATCAGTTCAAACATCTCGTTTAAGAGCATCGTTTGACAAATACCTGCCGGCGGTAATAGACGGTAATACTCCAGCGAAGAAGAAGGCAGTACTATCAGAGGCAAAAGAAGTAACAGGCAACCGAACACAAACAAATGACATCAAAGCAGACGCATTCGACTCTAACGTAGTTGATATTAAACGTCTAGCTGGATTATAATAAGGAGATACCAATGTCAGAACTACTAGAAAGTCGTTGGAATGATACCAAGTCAGCACTTCTTGAAGGCCTTCAAGGCAATAAGAAAGCAGTAATGGCTTCAACCCTAGAAAATACCCGTAGGTATTTGGCTGAAACTGCAACTGCGGGTGCTACATCTGCCGGTAACATCGCAACACTAAACCGTGTAATCCTACCAGTGATTAGACGTGTTATGCCAACAGTCATCGCAAACGAGATTGTAGGCGTACAACCAATGACTGGCCCAGTTGGCCAGATTCACACGCTACGTGTTCGCTACAGCGACACAGCAGGCACAGGCGCAAGCGGTGCAGTAGCTGGTGAAGAAGCACTAAGTCCATTTAAGATTGCTGAAGCATATAGTGGTAACGCTACTAGTGCAAAAGCAGACGCTACAGCAGCACTTGAAGGCGCAGCGGGTAACCGTTTGTCAATTCAGATCTTAAAGCAAACTGTTGAAGCTAAAACACGTAAGCTATCAGCACGTTGGACATTCGAAGCCGCACAAGACGCACAGTCGCAGCACGGCATCGACGTTGAAGCAGAAATCATGGCAGCACTTGCTCAAGAGATTACTGCTGAGATCGACCAAGAGGTCCTAGCATCTCTTAACACACTAGCTGGTACAGGTACAGATACATTTGACCAAGCAGCAGTTAGTGGTACAGCAACTTTTGTTGGTGACGAACATGCTGCACTTGCAGTACTAGTTAACCGTGCAGCTAACCGCATCGCACAGCGTACACGCCGTGGCGCAGGTAACTGGGCAGTTGTATCTCCAGCAATCCTAACAGTTCTACAAAGTGCTACAACTTCAGCATTTGCACGTACAACTGAAGGTACTTTTGAAGCACCAACTAACACTAAAATGGTTGGTACATTGAACAACGCAATGAAGATCTACGTAAACACATATGCAGCAGATGATGATGTATTAGTTGGTTACAAAGGTACAAGTGAATCAGATGCAGCAGCATTCTATTGCCCATACATCCCACTTATGTCTTCAGGTGTTGTCCTAGATCCAAGTACATTCGAACCAACAGTTTCGTTCATGACACGTTATGGATATGTTGAGCTATCGAACACTGCTTCGTCTCTAGGTAACGCAGCTGACTACTTGGAAAAAGTAGAAGTAACTGCAAACAACCTAAGCTTCTCGTAAGTTTAAACTTAACTAAAACGAAAATAGACCCTACGGGGTCTATTTTTATGATAACTATTTGCATGGAGTAATAAAATAATGCCAATAGGACAAATAATAAAATACAATAAAAAAAGAAAATATAGCATAATACGCCCTAAAGAATGGGGCCCAGAGTTGTATGATGTTCTTTTTGAAACTAAAGATTTTAAAGCACTTATAGGTGATGTAGTTGAATATGAAGAACTATTATCAAATGGAAAAAAATATGCATTTAATCTTAAAAAAATAGAAAAAATTGGTTGACTTCTGTATTGTATATGTTATATTAAATACATAACAAAGACGACGGTCTTTTTGTTAGATAGTGCAAGGAAATGTTGTTTCGTAAGGACAATAACTTGGCTGGTAGCTGTAGTGGCAGCGTATGAGCATGGAGACATGAAGATACGTATTTCGAACGTAACTGTTTGATACTAGGCGCAACTGAACGTATGAAATACTTACTAGGTTGTTGGAGGTAGAATGTAATCCTCCCTATCACTTTATTATTAAAAGGTCTACCCACTGATGCGGTAGGCCTTTTTTTACGAACATTATAACCCAT